CTGCGACGAATCGAACTTGCTGGCGTCCCAACAAAGGGCCTCCATCACTCCATCCTTCATGGCAATGACAGCAGTGTCATCGCCTTTGACAAGAATGCATTTGTGATTTGTTCGGAGACAATGGTTCACGCGCCCTACTAACTCGGACTCGCTCATGCCTGTCGCATATATGACCCAAGGTTGCAATTCCTCGATCGTGCGTTTCTCGATTGCGTTTATCCACGCCGCGAAGACGTAGCAGAGCGGCTTACTCCATCCAACGACACCTTGTCCGGCTTTTCCTTCCATGGCAGCCCCGAAAACGGGTTCTTGCACTAAATTGTACATACTCGCGAAGTTTTCTTGCGTCGGCTCCCACTTGGACTTGAGTTGAGTCTTCATAAAGGCTTGGAGCCTACTCAGGTCAAATTCGTCCACGCCGGCCTCAAGGTACATCTTCTCCTTGCCGCGCTTGATGGTCTTTTCAACAAAGCGCTTGAATCCGAGGCTCAGTTCGTCGAGAGTAAGCGGGGTGATGTCGCATTTGAACAACTTCTTCCTCGCACGTTTTACAGCAAGCTCTGCGATCTCTTCGGCGAGGTCGCGCTTTATCATGACGCGCGAGTTGGCATTGCGCGATACGAAAGTCTCGATCATCGCCAAGGGGCTCGATCCGTCCTGCTCCGCCAAGTACGTATAATCAGCGAAGGCGGAGACATCGAGCTGGCGCTCGATCGTGTTGATGAGCTCCGGGCGCAAGTGAACGACTTCTGCGGTGTTCGGGAGGCGCGTCTTGAACATGCTGCGAATCACGTCTGTGGCAGGGTGGGCCGCCATCCAATAGGTGTCGAAGATCTCCGCGAGATCCTCAACGGCACTGTGCTCGTTGAAATGAACTTCGGCTTCGGAAATTGGTGCATACGTGATTTTTGCTTCTTCCTCGAAGTTAACGCACGCGACCGGCGATAGAACATCGGTCAATACCTCGAGGTTCACATTTCCGATTTTGATGTCGTGAAATTGCACGCCGTCCTCGCTCTGGATGCGACATACGAGCAGTGACTCGGTGCATCTCGAGAAACCGACGATGAAATACCCGAGCTCTTCAGTGAAGACCTCCTCGAGGTCGGCCGTAACCACCAGCGCAGTGCGGCGGTCTGCTGACCCTTGAAACTCGTGCACGGAGCTAGCGTTCCATCCCATCATCGTGAACTTATCTTTCAGGCGTTGCGTTAGGGTTAGGATGCGCCAGGTCTTGTCGATGTATCCGGGCGCCGTGTTTGTCCCGCAGAGCTCATCGAACGATGAGAAATCCTTGGTGTCCATCGACCCATCCACCGGTGAGTGTGCCACCATATCGTACCCGAATTTATCATTTAGCATCTGCACGATGCGCGCTGGATTTCTATAGTTCTTCTTCAGGTACTTCACTTCGGCCATTTTCAAGAAGTGGTGAGCGAGAATCGTGGCG